AGCACGAAGGATGAGCTTATCACGGCCGAGAAAGTTGAGATCGGGAAAGCGAGAGTCATTGTTGTCCCTCAGCTTCATTACCAGTACTTGTGTAAGAAGTACACTGGAGCATTCACGGACGCAATGCAAACCGACGAGAATCGCGGCTTCAAGAATTGCTCAGCCAGCGCGTGCGAGATTGGAGAACTTTTCAATGAAATCCACGAGAAGGCTAGCGGCAAGAAATTCTTTGGAGCGGATTACTCAAGGTTTGATTCAAGCTACCCCCCGGCTCTCATTGATTTTTATGCCGACTTCATCGAAAAGTGGTATCAAGAACATGATCCCTCTTGGCAACCATCCCATGCCAAAGCTCGAGGAGCAATCATCAGCGAAGGCATGATTTCAACCAACTACTTCCAGGGCAACGTCTACGGAACCAAGGCTTCCATGAATTCTGGTTTTCCGAACGGACACACTGTTTTCATGAACTGGTATGTCAATCTGTTCCTCTCCATGTACACTTGGTGCAAGAACACGAACTTGGAACCCGAAACTTTTTTCGACAACGTCGCTCCCGTCTACATGGGGGATGACAACTTCCAGATCGTGCTCAACGAGCAATATGGAGACATCGACGTCCACAAGTCCTACAACAGACTTCGCCTCAAGGAAGTCGCCGACTCGGTCAACATGATCATTACGTCTCCGGACAAGAAATCGGAGTTGACGGAGTTCGACACAAAGATGGAATTCATGTCGCATGAGTTTCTCATGCACAAAGAATACCCTGGGTACGTCTTCCCAGCACTCAAGAAGTCTTCAATCCACAATCTCTTGTTGTGGCATCGTTTGAACGACGACAATACAGCTGCCGAGCAGCAATCGTTGAACATTCGCGACGCGCAGAGAGAGGCTTGTTCTTGGGGGAAACCCTATTACGATCGCCTCATGAGGATTCTTCGCGAGGAAAAAGACAACCTCGAAGCCCACCACATCACCTTCGATGACATATCCTGGTGGGGCATGGTCGCGGAGCATCACGGCATCACAAACTCATTGCAAAGTGAGGCCAAAAACATGCTCCAGGCCGAGGTTCGAGAGTCTTCCACGGTCAGTCGTGAGCTGCGCGATTCACGCCGTGAAAAATCTCTCGTCCTTGCTGTTGCTGCGATTGGAGTTTCAGAAGAAATTGTCAAAGCAGGCATTTCTTTTGCAATCGATAAGGCTTTCGGTTGCAGATCCAATGTCAGCAACTTCATCGCGCACACAACCTTTGGCTTTCTGGAAATGCTTTGGTATCTCCGCACTGGCCGCGCGCGCTTGTCGGATCGCCTTTCCGCTCTCTTCTTCCACATGTCCGTTGGATGTATGGGAAAAGAGCATATGGAATTCAAAGATCTCGCCATGCGGGCCCTCCTTCACGTAACTTTCAACACAATGTTGATACGGAAGGTCAGAAAAACTCGTGTTTTGGCCGGTGTTCGCCGCCTGTGAAATGTAGCAGGCCCGCTCACCGTGATGGCACGCGAAGTTTTGGTGATTTATGTGAGAAACACCACTAGCTGATTAAAGTAGTTATTTAGTAGATAGATTTTTCTTTTTTATGATGATTCGGTTAATTTTTAAATGAAGTTTTGAAAAATTTTACATTGATTTTTGCAAACCTTTTCTTCTTACTGAGCAAATTCCTTTTAGTAAATTCCCATGCCTCAATCAGTCGAAGGGCATCTTTTAGTATCTATAATCTGTCGCACTCGCACACAAGCAAGGCACCTTAGGGTGGATCTGAGTCAGTCTAACCGTGACGGGAGAAAGGCAACAGACGTAGAAGCAAG